AAGACTGGCCAAGAGCTCAGAAGAGTGAGACTACGCCACTTTGGTGAGTTCATGGTGACTGCTTATATACTTAACATTATAGGTGAGCTTGCCATCAATAGGAAACCTTGGGAGCCAAGCTCCACTCTACCCTTTGCTTCTTTGATGATGTCAGGTATAGAGCCTCAGAAGACATGGAACTACCCACTTCCTGTGAGGTATGTGAGTGAGTTCTATAGAGGGATGAAGGCATATTTCCAATATGGTAATTGGGAAGAGATTGCAAAATGGTTTGTAAGCTACCATTTACCTGCTGGTGTCCAAGCTTCAAGAACCATAGAGGGGATAATAGCATCCATTGAGGGTGAGGTAACAGATGTAACAGGAGAGAAGGTTCTCTACCTTATTGACGATGATCCTCTAGAGTGGATCAAGGCTATCACAATGGGTGTATATCAGACTGAGGCTGGTCAACGATGGGCTGAGCAACAGTTTGAAGGTGTAGAGCCAACAGCTACTGAGTATCTGAAGGATTTGCAAGGACTAGAGAACTTCTTAGGCATGATTGTAGAGGAGGATATGTTCTTACCTTCAGGAGATAGAGTTCCTGAGGGGAGGTACTTGCTCCCTCACTTTGCTCGTGATATAGAAGCAATGCTTGTTGATTGGGAGAAGAAGCGTGGTAACTTAATCGAGGAAGAGAGTATGGAGTGGTCAGGCCTCCCTGAGACTCTTATTGTAGATGAGAGCTCTCCATTCCCTGAATTGGCTAAGTTCTATGTGTATTCCAAGAAATTATTGGAGGAATATGAAGATGTAGAAGGAGAAGATAGGCTAGACTTTAGGAAGGCTAATCCAGCAGTGGATGCTGTGCTTTTCTTCTGGTACAGGACGAGCACAGTTAGAAGTAATGAGGCTCAGGGTATAGTTGTTGATTTGTTCAACTGGTATGGTGTAGATAAGAACCCTTATATGCATCCCACTAATCTACCTGAGATACCAGAGGAGCTTAAGCTTACTCCACCCTGAGACTTGACAAAGTAAGATAGACTGTGTTAAGCTATCTGCTAGTACCTTAATAAAGGAGGAATAATGACTGTAGAAGGCAAAGACGATGAGGGTAAAGTCCCTGGTGAAACTGAGGACAAGCACCCTGAAAGTGTCCCCTGGAGTCAGCATGTAGCTGCCAAAGAAACTATTGGTGGAAAACTGAAGGCTTCGGAGGAAAAGGTCAAGGGCCTTGAAGAGCAACTTAAGAATGCTCCCAATGCTGAGGAAGCATCCAAAATCAAAGAGGAGCGAGATACCTTAAAGACCAAGCTCCAAGAGAAGGAGGATGAAGCTACCAAAGCAACAGAGAAGTCTGCTACCGAGTTGAGGGAGACCTTGAAGAAAGATCATGGTCTCACTGAAGAACAAACAAAAGATATGTCAGAAGCAGAGATGAAAAGAATGGTAAGTGTACTAGGGAGCAAGCCAAAGTCACTGCCTGATTTTGCAGGTGGAGGTGGAGGCTCAGGTGAGTTGAAAGGCTCACCAATGGAACTAGCTAGACAAGGCTATGAGCAGTCTGGCAAGAACCAAAAATAATATAAGGAGGTAAATTATGGCTTGGGAATTAACCGAGTTAAGTAAAATAGAAACCGATGTTCTAAGGAAGTCGGTAATAGATACTCTCTTGATGGAATCAGACCTTATGCAGATGGTTCCTTGGGAGACTATCGGAACATTGTCTACTGCTGTTGTGAAGATACAAGACTTGCCCAGTGTTGGTTTTCGTAAGTTGAATGCTGGATATGCCGAGTCTACTGGACACTTCGAGCAGAAGACAGAGCTCATTTCATTGATGGGTGGAATGATTGATACTGACAAGGCAATTGCAAGGGCTAAGAATACCATAGCTGATGCTAGAGCAATCATGCAACAGCTGATGGTCAAGGCAATAGCCTATAAGTTCAATGATAAGTTTATCAATGGAAGTCCTGTAGTTGACCCTGAAGAGTTCAAGGGAATATCTGTAAGGGTAGATGATATTGTTGCAGAGGGTTACACTGACCAGCTTATTGATAATGCTGGCACAACTGGTGCTGCTCGTGATGCTGGTATCCTGCATGATACCATAGAGAGAAACAACTTCCTGGATAAGATAAACCAACTGATTCATGCCATCAAAGGACACAAGCCTGACTTTTTGCTTATGAATAAGAAAACACTCTTGGCAGCGAGTTCTCTTCTGAGGCAGGAACGATTGCTTAACCAGTCAACTGATATGTTTGGTAGGGTTATAGATATCTATCAAGGTGTCAGGATGGTAGATGTTGGCACTAAGGCTGACCAGACTACTGAGATTATCACCAACACTGAAGACCCACAGGGTCTGTACACAAGTAATGTCAGTACCTCAATCTATGCCGTCAAGTTTGGTATAGGTGAGCTTCTCTGGGGCATCCAGGAATATCCACTAGAGGTCGAGGATAAGGGTCTCTTAGAGGCTAAACCAGTGTATCGCACTGAGATAGATTGGCCTTTGGGACTTGCCCATGTTGACCCTCGTTGTATGGCTAGACTTTGTAATGTCTTCCCTGATAATATAACGGAGTCATAAGCAAATAGTATAAGGAGGAATAAGAATATGGCTTTTGATGCGAATAACATTTTGAAGGGGTTGTACAGTAGTGCTCTTGTTCCAATGGATGAGAGTGATGTTGCAGCGGTTGCTCTTGCTGCCAATAGTGATGGTAACTGTGTAGTTGACATCAGAAAGACAGGAGCTAAAGGACTAGCTGCAGTGGCTATTTATCTTGGGCCAAGCAGTGCTGAACAGGCTCTACTGGTAAACAATGACATTGCTAATCTTGTCATTGAGGTATCGGATGAGCTAATTGGGAAATGGGAGCCAGTGGCTGTTTTTCCAACAGTCCACTACCATGTCCTTGAGTTGTATGTTACAGCTACTGCAGCATTTGTGGCTGGGGACATTGGGGAAACCGTTACCCAGGAAACTACTGCTGATACTGGCATACTCATAGCGTTTGACCCAGAGTTGGCTGTTAATCTCAGTACTGGTAAGCTCTATATTGCAGTTACTGCTGAAAGTGATGTCTTCAATGAAGCTGCAGGTAAGACTGTAAACACAACTACTGGTAATAGCACTAAGACCTATGGTGCTGGAACTACAGTAGCCTCTCCAGTAGAAGCTCCTGGTATCTATGTAGTTAGGTTTGCAACTAACAAAAGATATGTTAGGTGTAACTGTGAAGATGTGACTGATAGCTATGGTAATGTGTGGATACTCCTCACAGACAATGCTTTCGGGACACTTTAAGTGAGTATGGGGAGGGCTAATAACCCTCCCCTAATCCAGGAGAGTATAGATTATGACTGATTTTGGAAGGGATATAGACATTGGTTTTCCTACAGTTGTAGGTATAGAGGCTGTTTATGCTAAGATTGATACAGAGGTAGCTGCTATCTTAGCTGATACAGCTGAGCTACAAACAGACTGGGTAAATGGTGGGCGACTTGATTTACTTATAGATGCCATCAAAGCTAAGACGGATGCAATATAGGAGGAGATATGCCAGTACCTGAGATTAATGCTTTAGATAAGAATTCAGGGAAAGCACAAAGAGATGCTGCTAAATCTGCTTGTATATCTCAAGAGGTAAGAGCTGGTCGAGAACAAGAACAAGCTGTTGCTATGTGTCACCAGATGATAAGAGATAAGACTGGAGGAAGTGAATAATGGCTGCTCCACCCAAATGGTTTCAGGAATGGGTGAAAAATGACTTCCATCACCTTAATTGGAAGGTAGGGCGGATAGAAATACTCCAGTGGATTATCCTAACAGGAATACTTGGTGGGGCAATAGCTGTTATTTGTAAAATATTATAAGGAGGAAAACATGCAAAAGATAAAGGTTAATCTGCCATCGAACTTGCGAACAGGTGGAAAGTTCAAGGGTATCTTTGATATAGAAATCAAGGATAAACTTGGGAACTTGATCTCCAAGAGCTGGGCAGAGAATGTTATCACAGATGAGGGTCTAGACTCAATCCTTGATGTCTATCTTCATGCTGCTACTCAGCTTACTACTTGGTATTGTGTAATCTTTGAGACTAATACCACACCTGATGGTGATACCACTTATGCAGTACCTGTGTTTACTGAGTGGGAAGCTTATGATGAGGCCACTCGCCCTGAGTATGTTGAGGCAGCTTCGTCTTCTCAGTCTGTCACCAATTCAGCAAATAAGGCAGTCTTCACAGCCAATGCTACCAAGACACTTTATGGTGCAGCCTTAGTAGCTGGTGGGACTGATGCTGATACAAAGGGTGATGCTGCTGGTGGTGGTACTATGGCTTGTGCTGGTCTGTTTGGTG